GAGATGGATCGTCAGACTTATCAGACACTAGACGGAAAAGTCTTTAAGGTAACTGATAATAACTTCACCTTTGAAGTCGAGATGCTAGCCGATTGGGGCGCAACTGGATCACTTTGTGAGATCCTATGGGGCGTTGCCGAATCAGCACCAGATACAGCAATCAACACAGTTTTCACAGCTACATCCGGCGCAGTATTTACTTTCCAAGTATTGCCAATGTGGCCATCAGCTGGTGGAACTGCACCAGATGCACAAACTGTATCTTTGTCATTCCAAGTTATCGGAGTGCCAGCAGAAACCTTTTAATCAATAAACAAACGGGAGCAAACAAATGAAGTTACCAATTACAATTGAATACAACTCAGGTGAGCAAGCCACTTATGTAGCCCAACCACCTGAGTGGGCAAAATGGGAAAAGGCAACTGGCAACATTATTGGTCAAGCATCTGAAAAGATGGGCATTGGCGATTTAATGTTTTTGGCATATCATGCACACAAGCGAGAAAATGCCGGCAAGCCAGTCAAACCTTATGAAGCTTGGATGGAAACTGTTGTCGATGTAATTGTCGGTGATGCAAACCCAAAAGCCACCAAGTCGGAAGCCTAAATAGATTATTGGTGCAGTTGGCAATAGCCACACATATACCAATGAGCGAATGGGTTGATGGCGAGGATGTTTTAACAGCGATCGAGATATTGGAGGAACGGCATGGCAGTTAGCACCGAACCTTTAATAGCGTATGACAAAAGAGAATTGGCTCAGTTTGCTAAGGTAATTAGAAACATGGGTGAAATTGCAGTTGAGGAAACTAAAAGGCGAGTTGGGGAATTAGCACAAAGAGAATTAAACGAAATTCGCCGTATTGCTGCATCAAGAGGCAAGGTTGCTGATCGTGTTGCTCAAGGCGGTAAAATAAAGAAATCCTCAGTCCTTGGTGAAATATCTTTTGGTTTTGCTTCGCAAAAGTTTTCAGGTGGAGCAACAACTCAATTTAACACTCGCAATGACGCTAAAGGAAATCGTGTTGGTATTGGTGCTGCATCAGAATTCGGTTCAAGTAAATATCCACAATTTCCAAGATGGTCAGGGCCAATGCCTAAAGGGCCGGGTTCAAGAGGTTGGTTTATTTATCCAACCATTAGACATTTACAACCAACAATTATTAAAGAATTTGAAGAAATAATTATTGCAATAAGAAAAGAGTTTACTGATGGCAAGTAGAACCTTAACTGTTTCTCTCGCAGCAGATATTGACAATCTAAAAAAAGGTTTAGATGATGCCAATAAAGTAGTTGATAATTCAGCGAAACAAATTGGTGATTTTGCTAAAAAGGCTGCATTGGCTTTTGCTGCCGTTGGCGCAGCTGCCACAGCGTTCGCAATTCAAGCAGTTAAGAATGCCGCTCAGGATGAAGCAGCTCAAAGAAAACTAGAGGAAACGATAAGGGCATCTACTAAAGCAACAGAGGCTCAAACGAAAGCAGTAGCAAATTACATCGATCAAACTTCAATTGCAGTTGGTATTACTGATGATGAATTGCGTCCAGCGTTTAGTCGATTAGTTCGTTCAACTAATGATGTCGAGGAAGCTCAAAAATTACTTAATCTTGCATTAGATATTACGGCAGCCACAGGCAAACCTTTAGAAGCGGTAACAAATGCGCTTGGTAAAGCCTATGATGGCAATTTAACATCACTTTCAAGGCTTGGTCTTGGTATAGATCAAAGCATATTGAAAACCAAAGATTTTGATTTAGTGTATAAAAATCTTGCTGGCACTTTTGGTAATTTTGCAGAAAATGAAGCACAAACCACCGAGGCACAATTTAGACGAATTCAAATAGCAATTGATGAGGCTAAAGAAAGTATTGGTGCTGCTTTATTGCCAGCTGTAAATCAATTGACTTCATTCTTATTAGCATCTGCTGTGCCAGCCTTAAATCAATTTATTGCAGGATTGACAGGTTCGGGATTAGCAGCTGATGAAGCAGAAACAAGTGCGTTTAATTTTGGAGAATCAATTAGAAGTGCCGGCATAAAAATAATAGAAGCAAAAGATACACTTATCGAAATTGGAAAAGTCATTGCATTTGTCTTTGTAACTAGTAAAATTTACACATATATTACCGCTTTAACTGCATTGGTCGCAGCGTTTAGAGCAATCCAAGCAGCAGCAACAGCCGCTGGAATTGCCGGTGCATTTGCAACTGGTGGAGTAAATATCGCTGCTGGAGCAGTCGCTTTAGCTGGAGCAGGTATTGCCACAGGCATTGCTAATAGTGCGATCTCTGGAGGAAACGCTGCTGCAAATATGGGAGCATCATCAGCCACAGCTGCACAATTAGCAGCAGGAGCAGCAAGGGCTGGCACAACAGTAAACAACATTACAGTTCAATCAGTTGATTCCGAAGGTGCTGCAAGAGCAGTTGCGAAGGTATTAAATGACAGCGCATCAAGATCAGTTCCACAGCTATACAACAGCGGGATAACTAGGGCTCGATAATGACAGTTTGGACACCAGACTGGAAACTGATTGTTGCAAATGTTGATTATACAAACATTGCTATTGCTGATATAACGCATCAATCAGGTCGGACAGATATTTATTCTCAGCCTAATCCATCTTATATGCAAATTACTTTGGTTGCCTTGTCGGGTCAAACCTTGCCGTTTGATATTAATGACAGTTTAGATTTACAGGTTAAAGATAGTTCAGGTTCGTATGTAAGTTTATTTGGCGGAGATATTACTGATGTGACTGTCGAAGTAGGCAACACCGGTTCATTGGCAACTGTTGTTAATTACACAATCTTAGCAATGGGTTCATTGGTTAAACTTGCCAAAGAGATTTACAATGATAACCTTTCACAGGATGAGGACGGAAACCAGATATACGAATTGCTATCCAGCGTGCTTCTTGGTTCATGGAATGATGTGCCAGCAGCTTCTACTTGGGCAACATATTCCGCAACAGAAACTTGGCTTCAAGCTGTAAATCAAGGACTTGGCGAAATAGATCAACCAGGGCTTTACACAATGTCAAGCAGATCCGCCGATCCTGATACTGTTTACAACATAGCAAGTTTTATTGCTGACAGCGCATTTGGCTATCTTTATGAAGCACCTAATGGCGATATTGGTTATGCAGACGCAGATCACAGGCAGACTTATTTAGCAGCCAATGGTTATGTTGATTTAGATGCAAGCCATGCGCTAGGTCAAGGATTATCAACCATCACTAGATCTGCTGATATTCGCAATGATATTTATATCAATTATGGAAACAATTTCAATTCACAAGTGACCGCATCAAGTCCAGAATCTATTGGCTTATATGGCTACAAAGCGCAAACCATTAACTCTGCAATTCATTCGGGTGCTAATGCTCAAGAGGTTGCAGACAGATACATTGCTCAGCGTGCCTTTCCATTACCAGCTTTTCAATCTATAACTTTTCCAATAACTAATTCAGAAATCGATAATAGCGATCGGGATAACCTTTTGGGTGTCTTTATGGGTCAGCCTTTGAACATTCAAAACCTCCCAACTCAGATCTCAAATGGTGTATTTGAAGGGTATGTTGAGGGATGGCGTTGGAGCACTCGGTTTAATGAATTATTTCTGACAATCAACCTTTCGCCTGTGGCATTTAGTCAAGTGGCGATGCGTTGGAATAATGTTCCAATAACTGAAACATGGCAGACAATTGATCCAATTTTGACATGGGAATACGCTACAATCGTAGCCTGATAATAGGAGAAAAATGGCAACTACCACAAACTATGGCTGGACAACACCAGACGACACATCGCTGGTTAAGGATGGCGCAGCTGCTATTCGCACGCTTGGTTCATCTGTTGATACAACTACTAAAGCACTAAACCCATCAACCACCCTTGGTGATATTGAATATCGTTCATCAACAGCAAACACAAACACAAGACTTGGAATTGGAACAACTGGTCAAATTTTAACTGTTGCTGGTGGCGTGCCAAGTTGGGCTGCTCCTGCTGCTGGCGGTGGATTTACTTCTCTTGCAAGCATAACTCCATCAACTGCTGCTCAATCACTTACAACCATTTCAAGTTCATATAAGCATCTATGCTTAGTGTTTCAAGATGTTTATGGATCAAGCGATAATGAAGCAATATCTCTAACCTTAAATGATTTAGCAACAAACACTTATTCATTTGCTAGGCTTTATGATGGTGCTGGCACTTATGGCTCATCTAACGCTTACGCTACTAGTTCGATTTCACCATTAGGAATTACTAACAGCGCAACCACAACAAATAAAGTAAATGGAGTAATGTGGTTTTACAACTATACAAGTGCTGAATCAAAACTGTGCGATTGGAAGTTTTTTTACAATAGAACTGGGCCGGGATCATTTCTTGTAATGGGTTCTGGCATAAATACTACATCAAGTGCTATCAATAAAATCACTTTCACTTTAAGTGGGGGAACATTCTCAGGCGGAACTATGCAACTATACGGAGTAAACTAATGACTAAAATCCAAGAGATAAACACTCAAACTCAAGAAGTTACTACAAGAGATGCCAACAAGGCTGAATTAGAAATGTTGAAACTACATAAAGAAAACCATGCAAAAGAATTAGCCGATGCTAAAGCAAAGGCAACCACTAAAGCAGCATTGCTTGAGCGTTTAGGTTTAACTGAGGACGAAGCCAAACTTCTCTTGTCCTAATGAAGCCTTGGTTATCTAAAGCAGCTGTGCAGTTGCGTGAGCAAATCGATGATTCCTTCCCAGAGCGTTTGCGCAAATCTGATGGGTGGATTGGTGATGCTAGACATAGCCTCAGAAAAAGCGATCACACACCGGATGCAACAGGATGCGTGCGAGCAATTGATATTGACGCTCGGCTTTCTGACAACAAAGGGCTTTCAACATATTTGGCAGATCAAATTCGATCATACGGGAAAGCCAATGGTCGCATCAGTTATGTAATCCATCAAGAGAAAATTGCTTCACCTATTCTTGGTTGGCGTTGGCGTAAATACAAAGGCATCAATAAACACAATCACCACATTCATGTAAGTTTCAAAAAAGATCAAGATAAGAATTCAGATTTCTTTCACATCCCACTACTAGGAGGCAACGCATGAAACTATCAAACAAACACAAGGCTGCAATCAAGTCATATTTAAGAGCTGTGGCTGCCTCTGGAATTACTGTTGCACTCGCTATTGTGGCAGACATTCATCCAGCTTACGCAACCTTGCTTGGTGCGATTGTTGCACCTATTGCCAAGGCACTTGATCCAAAGTCTGGCAAAGAAGCTGATTATGGACTTAATGCGAAATGACAGCCAACGAATGGGTTGGTATAGCCGTTGGCGTTTGCGCCATATTTACAAGTTTCTTGATGGGTCTGCGTTGGGTTATTAAATCCTACTTACAAGAATTAAAACCCAATTCTGGAAGTTCGATCAAGGATCAAATTACAAGACTTGAACAGCGTGTCGATGATCTGTTTGTTTTAATCAGTAAGCGATAATTTTAATTATGGCGAACACACGAAAACCTATCAAACGCAAAAAGATCAATCGTCGAGTCGTTCGCCAAACTCCTGAGCCATTA